AATGAACAGGCGAGGAGACGTTGGGATACGATACTGGTCGATGATAGGCGTATACCAGTAAAGCTTGTAAGGTTGGGAAATAAATATGATATTAGTGGTGATAGTAATCTGATTGTAAGAGAAGACTAATGGGTAGGAAAAGAAAGGGAGCAGAGCTTCAGGAGAAGATTGATAGATATTTAGAAGAATATGAGCTTGATGATTTGAATCAAGCCAATGATATGGCGGCTCTGGTTCAGATGTGCCAACTTGAAATAAGACAGGAGAAAATTCAGGAAGCACTAGATAGAATAAAAGACCCTGCTCAGGACTCTAAGAAGATTAAAGACCTTGTTAGTGCTTTGCGTGATATTAATCAAAATTGGGTTACCCTGCAAACCGAGTTAGGTATTAATAGAAGGAAACGTCAAAGCGAGAGCGATGAGACTCCTCTTCAATATATCGAGAAGTTAAAGTCTCAGGCTAAAAAGTTTCTAGATAGCAGACTAAAAAAATTTGTTTGTCCTCATTGTGGTCAGGTGCTTGGTAAATACTTTTTTTATATTAATGAAAAAGGCGAGGATGGTTCTATAGAGAGTGAAACTAAACCAGTAGAACCTTATAAGTATACTATAAGGTGTGAGTGCTGGAGGTGCCACAATGTAGCAGAGATTAGTAATGAGGACATATTACTTGTTGAGAAGTAGATGAAAGAGAAAGTAGTATTAAGTGACGAAGACTTTGCCGTGTTGGAGATTATTGATGACCCAGTTCTTTTTGGGGAGTTTATCAGGAGTGCCGATGATGAGATAGATGCTGGAAAGGGGTGGCACTATGATAACTACCAAAGAAAAATGCTTACAGATATTGGACCAAGGATAAGTATATGTACTGGACGCAGTACAGGTAAGACTGCTAGTTTGGAGACCAAAATAATCTGGTATGCTGTTGCTAATGTCTACGAAAGGGCTAGTGCTAATGAGATTCTTTTTGTTGTACAAAACAAATCCCAACTTGAACCAGTGTTTTTGCGTATTGTAGGTTTTTTTAGAAGGCATCCTTTATTATCAAGCTTTGTTGATAGGTTTGGTATAAATATGTCCAGTCACGAGATTAGACTTCTTAACGGTTGCTTGATAAGATGTAGAATTGTTGGTGCTAGTGCTGATAGCAATGTTATCGGTCTTCATGTACCTTGCATCTTCGTTGATGAGGGGCAGGTGTTTTCCTACTCTGCTTGGAACTCTCTAATGCAGTGCTTAACAACCTGGGACGATAACTTTCAGTTGTGGGTGAGCGGTGTCCCTAACGGTCTTCGTGAGAAAAACGTTCTCTATGAGGTTGACCAAATTGATGACAATTTTTCTAGACATAATGTGTCTAGGTTAAGTAGTATAAGATATACAAAGCAACAGCACGAGCACGATTTAAGACAGTATGGTGGTGAACAGGGAGATGACTATATTCACTTAGTTCTTGGTGAACACGGCTCTCCAGCGTTCTCCGTTTTTGATAGAAAGTTAATGCTGATAGAGAATTATCCAGTAATGCTTGATGTAATGAACAATACTGCTCTTGAGCAATATAATGGTAACTTCAATGAACTGCTGAGAGCACCAGAGTTAGGGGAAATTGATAAGAAGCACGATTTGTTGGTGGCTGGTGTTGATGCTGGTTTCTCAAATGACCCTACAATTATAACTGTGTTATGGAGAGATAAGGAAACACAAGTATGGAGAGAGTTTCTTAGATATGAACTAAGAAGGATAAAATATCCTATACAAGCTAAAATTATAGATTGGCTTGATAATATTTACAGATTTAATATGATTTGTATTGATGCTGGTCACTCAGGATTAGCACTATGTCAAATACTTCAAGATGAACAGGGTGACTATGGGCATAAGAACTATATGAAGCGGCTGATACCAGTTGATTTCCAAGCTAATGTTGTTACTGGTTATGATGAGGACGGTAAAGAACAAAAAGATAGAGTAAGGAAGTTTACAATTCAGACTTTACAGAAGTGGAGTCAGAACGACCAAATTATAGCGTTCTCTTTGCAAGATGATGATATGATTTCTGAGCTTGAAAGAGTTGGTTTCACAAGAGATATGCTTGGTCAACCAAAGTTCTTTGTCTATTCTCCGCAGGGTGGTCAGAAGGGTGAAGACCACTTGTTGGCTTCATTACTAACGTGGGTATACGGTTTTTACTACAACTATTATTCTCCAGAGAAACCGAAAGGGAGGGGTAAATACAGCGACCTTGCTAAAGGTGGCTGGAATATTTAATTTAGGTGTAAGTGATGGTTGATAAAGAGAAGAGTGAAGTAGTAACGGGGGTAAAAAAGAATATTGATACTGGTAAGCTTATTAAAGCATCGGTTAATATTCTTACGGACCCAACACAGTCAAGTTTGGTGTTTACCTCTACAGTAGATAAGATGGAGATACCTAAAGACTATCACAAATTGATAAAAGTTTGTAGGTTCTTCTATAAACACGACCCTATTGCTGGTACTGTACTCAACAAAATGGTTGATTGCGCTATTACTCCGTTAGAAAACAGAAAATCAGGGTGTACTGATGAGGAATATGAGGTTTATAATGCGCTTTCTGAGATGCTTCAAGAGTTCTATAGAAATGTTTGTCTAGAGTATTTATTGTCTGGTTTGGTTGTTCCTCATTATGAGTGGGTGAGGAAGAGAGGAAGTGAGCTTTCCCCAAAATTGAACTCTAGACGTAGGGTCATTGTACCAGATAATATTTGGTTTAGAGACCCTGCGACAATAACTATCAAGAACTCACCAATACCAAATAAGAAATATTTTTATGTTGAGGTTGACCCTGAGACGGTTCGTTTTATAAAAAGTAAAGGTAAACTCAAGGATGGTACTGTTGACATAGAGACCTATAACGAGCTTGTTAAGAACTATCCAGAGTTTGTAAAAGCAGTTGAGGAGTTGAAGGGTACTAGGCTTAAAATTAAGCTTGAGGACGTACGACCCATCCTTTCTAAGACTCTACCAGAAGATGCTTATCCTATTCCGTATATGGAGAATGCCCTTGAGTGCTTGATGCACAAGAGGAATATGAGGAAGATGGATTATTCTATTGCATCGAGGGTTATTGCGGCTATTCAGATAATTAAGTTGGGTAATGATGAGTACCCCTGTACTGACGAGACTGATTTTGTTGATATAAAGAATCAGATGAACTATAGGACACTAAGTGGTCAGAGTGAAAGGATATATCAACTCTTTGCTAATCATACACTTCAGATTGAGTGGGTTTATCCAGATACAGCCGCTATGCTTAATCAGGAAAAGTATCGTTCTGTTGAAGATGATATTATTTCTGCATTTGGCTTCCCACGAACATTAATCACTGGTGAAACTTTGAGGTCAAATGTTCAGGGCGGTTCTGATTTTGCTGCTTTTTCTCCAATTGCTACTATGGAGACAATTAGGGATAAGCTAATTGATTGGACCGTAGAACTATACAAGGAAATAAGAGATGCGAACGGTTTCAAAAACTACCCAGTTCCAAGCTTTAAACCTTTGAGGCTTTACAGGTTAATGGATTTGAGTATGATTGGACAATCATTGTATATGGAAGGTAATATTTCAAGGCAGAGCAGAATGGAGATGGCTGGTCTTGACTTTGAGACTGAAATTGAGAGAAAGAAGAATGAGCAACAGAGATTTAAGGAGGAAGGCATACCAGATGCTCCCGCAGTTCCATTCTCATCTCCAGAGATAGGTAGGAAACCTGGTCAAACCCCTGAACAAGAGGAAACTGATGAGCAAAATAGATAGAGACATTGTTGATGTCCTTAATAAGGAAGGAAGTGCAATTTTGCAAATAGCTTTAAGCGTTGACAGCGAACCTTCTAAAGTTGTTGAGGAGGTAATTTCGACCACTAGGAGGGGAAATAATATCTTCTTGTCTGGTGTTGGTAAATGTTCATTTATTGCTGAAAAACTTGCGGCAACATATTGTTCCTTAGGTATTCCTAGTTTTCCGTTACATTGTACCCACTCTCTTCACGGTGATATTGGTGCGGTTAGACCTGGTGATGTAGTCATTATATTTTCGAAATCAGGTGAAACCACAGAAGCTATCGAATTAGCATACGCTTCGAAAAGTTTTAGTGCGTCAACCATTGCAATAACTTGCAATAGAGATTCCACCTTATCTAGAGCGTGCGACTTAAGGATTGTATTACCTGTGAAAGATGAAGCGGATGTTCTTAATTTGGCTCCAACATCTAGTACTACTGCTATGCTTGCTATTGGTGATGCGATAGGTGTGGTGGTGTCTAGGCACTTAAAGTTTGGTAAAAGTGATTTTAATAAGAGACACCCAAAAGGCAAATTAGGTGAGGTATCGAAATGAAAAATGTTCCAATAGCTTTGCTTACTTATAATAGAACCGAGTTTCTAAAGCAATCTATAATTGAACAAGAGAGAGTTAATTCTCCCTACCCTATTTACATTTTTGATGATGGTTCTACGGAGGAGTCTAAATTAGTGTTACTGGACGAGCTTGAAAAGGATGATAGGTTTATTATAGTTAGATGGGAACATAAGGGATATAAAAATCAATTCCTTGAGATTATGAAGTTCTTTAAAGGACAAGGTTACAGGTACTATGTATTTATAGAGGATGATGCCATTTTTTCTATAAATTGGTATGGATGGGGTTATGGTAGGTTGAGAGAACTTGAAAGTTTTGGATGTAATATTGGTGTTTTTGCTTTATACACAGGACATCCTATATTGAAGCAGGAAATGCTTCCCCATGTGTTTAAGCACAGCACAGAGCACTTTTATGGTACTTGTTGTCTCTTTATCAATCCTCAAATTATTGACGAGTATACCTATCAAGCGTATGATAAAGGGTGGAATCCAGATGTTGCTATTAGAGAAATGAGTCTACACAAGAGTAAATTCCTTCTTTTTGTTGCGTCACCGACTCTAGCACAGCATATTGGTAAAGATAGTCTACTTGGAGCACCTCCTCATAGGTCAGGTTTATTTTTAGGTCAAGATAAGGATGCGTTAGCCTCATTATGAAAACAATAATTTTAGCGGCAGGACAGGCTAGTAGGTTAGGTAAGATTACTAGAAATATACAAAAATGTCTTATCAGCTTTGGTGGTAAACCAGCGATTAATCATTTGTTAGAAAAACTACCAAAATCTGATGAGGTATGCGTTTGTTTAAGTGATGATTTTCGGGGAGAGCTACTTAGGAATTATTTGACAAGCACTTGCCGTGATATAAATTTTAGATTTGTTGTTCAAGAGCAACCTATTGGTACTGCAAATGCGGTTAGCTTGTGCTTATCTACTGATGATGATGTTATTATTAGCTGGTCCGATGTAATACCTAAGAAAAACATAGAAAGACCACAATCATCAGCGATTTATACCACTGATGACTTTGTTTGTCGCTATAGGTTTGATGGTAGCAAGATAGAAACCACTGATGGTAATGTTATTGGAATGTTTTTCTTAACTAAGCAGGATACTAGTAAGATTAAACCACTATTAGAGGAACATCCAACATCAGATTTTGTAGATATTTTACAATTAAGCGGACTGCTCTTTTGCAACGTACCTATTGAATGTTTTGATTTCGGGACTCAAAAAACATTAACTCAAACATCTAATAGTCTTAATACTAGTACGT